ACGGTTGCATTCTTGTCCACGAGCTCGTAGCTCCAGCCTGGCCCCACGTTTTGTAAGGTCAATTGCACCTGCGAGATCAATTTGTATGATTTGGCGATGGGAAGCCGGATGTCACCAACACCAAGGCGATAACTGCCTGAGAGTGCGGATGTCTGAAGGTCATTGACCTCCTCATAGATGCTCTCAGCAATGATCTTGATATTAATGCCGTTAATCATGGGAAACGTTGTGCCGGTGACGGTAACCTTTATCTTTATATATCGCGCGGTAATCAAGCTGCCGACTGCAGCAAAGGCAGAGTAATTGATATTATCGCTAGAGTGGCTTTCCATCACGGTTGCAATACCATTGCAAATCACATCGGCTTGCGGTATCAGTGTGATCTCGGCCCCGATATCGATTACAGAATGCTCATAGGTAATCGTGTCAGCAGGTACTGAGTTCCAGCGTGCCCATGTGCTCCATGATGTCTTGTCGGCCCACGTTTGCGTGTCATTGGCAATAAGCGCCGTACCTTCTATATGGCAGTTTGTTTTAGTGCCCAGCCAACCTTGTGTGTGCGGCAAGATATTAACCAAAACGCCAGCCATGCGCGGGTCACCTAAGTCAGCAATAACGAAGGTGGCATTGGTCGATTCTATTTTTGAGTCATCGAACGCCTTGATGGCAAAAGTATATTGCCCAGCATCAAGCTGATTGGTTTCCCAAGGGCTGGAAGTCAGTAACCCGGCATGCATAGGCTGTAAATCATCCCAAGTCCATGCAACGTTGTTACCAATCCTAAAACGTATCTGGTATCCGGCCAGATCAGGCGGAGGTGCACCCGGCAAGGTCCAGTCAAACTGGCGAGTACCATCTGGTTGGCGTGATACTAATAATGTAGCTACATCGGGTGGAGGTGCCAGGAATGGATTCCCGGTGTATGTCACCCAATCACCGCGTGCCAAACCGATAGCTGCTACGCGGACACTAATATTCCCGCGCCGCACCGGGAAAGCGGTTTGACTGACAGAAGGCTCACTCATGCGCACCCATGAACTACCATCATCGTATGACACTTCAACCATATAGTTGTAAGCACCGGCTGCTGCAGGCCATGACACAGAAAGCAATGGTGCCGTGGCACTGCCTGTCAGGTTAACTGCCAGTTCTGATATTGCCGGTCTATGAATGCGTGCCGGCAAGTTCCATTGGCTTGATGGCGCTGGTGTGCTGCCGATATCGGCCAAGTGGACGGCATCATCTTCATTGATGGTCTGGATTTCAACCTGGTTTAATCCGCGTGGACGAATACCGGTGATGAGTGCAGTACGTCCGTGCTGGCTGCTATTGCCAAAGCTGTATGAGGTGTTTTCACGGCTACCGTCAAGATATGGCATGAAGCTAAGTTCAGTTGCCAATACTGCATGGTATGAATCTACACCGGCAACTGCTGCATATGGACCGTCGTAACTTCCGTCCGCTTTGCGGAACCTGAAGTAATGCGTGCCCACGCCGCTAAAGTCCAGCGCAACACTGGTACGTACCGTTTTAGTCGCAGGGTCATATTCAACTAGGTCACCGCTTTGCCCCCAGTTAGCCCGGTCATGCGCTATTGTTACCAGGTTGCCATAGGTCGGGATAAAGCCTTCCATTTCAGTTTGGAACGTAGCAGGGCTACGGCGATATCGGTTTTGGGCAACCATGAACATACCTTCACGCCACGCATGTGCACGATCAGTGACGCCGAATAATGTTTCTTTTACCGGGTTAGTTGCATTGCTATCAGGCAATTTACAAAGCACGGTTTGATCAGTCCATGTAGTCTCATCCATGAATGTGATCTCAACAGCATCTGCATTAGTGCTATCAGGCAGCAGGAATTGTGTCTTGACCGACCCACGTACGATATTGCGCATGTTGAACATTGATACCGGTAATGACTGCGGTTGATCACGCCAGCAGTACCAGATTCCACCTTGCTGATAGATCTTGGCTCGGCCTACGCGGGCAACGACGTTTACCGCTTCAAACAATACCTGCTGGCTATCAAATAACCCATCAAAGCGGTCACCGCGCGTATCCCATGTTTTTGCAAGCTCCAGGAATCCGGCAAGGTCAATGCGTGAATCAGGCACGTTACCGGAATAACTCGCTCGCAGTATATTCAGCGCTGCCCATGCCGGGTTACGCGTCGCTGTGGTCGCACTCCATGTAGCACCGTTCCAGATCGGCAGTTTACGGATCTTGATCACATTGATTTCACGGCTCGATTGAGAGCTTAGATTGTTGGTTGCCCGGGCACGCATATTTAAAACAGTGATGCCGCCGTAATCAAGCTGGCTGGGGCTATAACCGCGTAATGACGACCAAACAACCTCATGGCTTGCACGTGAGTTTGTGTTCTTAACATCCAAACGTGTAACGCGCACTTCATAGCGGGCTTCAGCTACGGCATAACGGTAACTCCTGCGGATTGGCGTACTGTCCGCTGCAGCAATCACTTCTGTTCCCAATGTCGCCCAGGTACCTGGAGCGATAGCAACACCTGCATTATCAATTGGACGTGTTTCGATTCTAACCGTAGTGCTCATCTGGTTTAAACCGCCATTATCGTTGGCATAGAACAGACCGCGCGGACAGACTAAATCAACTGCAATCGTATTAATCGTCGTGCCTGATCCACAGGCAGGGAACGGACCAATAGATACGTTATAAGATGCCTCTTGCCCGGATACCTCGCTTGATGTTTCCACCAGCCTTGGAAATAGATTGCCGCGAGTGTTAGGCGCTACGACCTCGATTTCTATTTCCTTGAAATTGGCAATCGGCGTATCACCAATACGAATCTGCTCGATGTCATATTCACCTTGGCCAAGGCAGAATTGCTGGTACAGATACTGCTCATTACCTGCATATTCTGTATACGGGTCAGCGCAAAAATCCGGGTAATGCAAATGCCGGCCATAACAATCCGGTATCACTTCTCCCGGGCGAATACGGTTACCTTGTGCGCTCAGGTTATAAGTGGGGGAGGCAGAGACCGCTGATTGCTGTTTCAGTGCGCTTGGCTGATTATTAGCCGGCATGGCGATATTGATCAGCGCATTGCCGGCAAAGCCGATAGCGCCAGTCAGCATGCTCATGCCGAACTCTGACATGACACCCAACTCTGGTGCCAGTACGCCTGCCATGTATGGTGCGGCGATGGATAAACCTATCATCAACACTACTTTTAACGGATTAGAGCCGCCGCCACCGCCACCTTGAGGCAGCGTTAAAAATACAGCCACGTCACCATCTTTTAACGTATAGAGATACTCGGATTTAAGTATGTATTTACCGTTTAGCTGGCAAATGAATGGCAGATGCGTTTTAGGAGCCAGCTTATCCAGGCGACGTGGACGTATATATTTATCCACCTTTTTATTGGCATGCGGATTGAACGGGTTAGCAACGGTAATGACAATGGCTTGCATTATTTCGCATATCTCCAGAATTCAAGATGCTGGCCAATCAGTTTGCGTGTGGCCTGCGGGCTGGCGATGATTACGCCGCTTCCAAAGACCGCCTGTAAGATACGTCCGCCATCGATGTCGATCCAGATGCCGACATGCTCAGGTTTATCAGGGCAAGACTTGGTAATGACACAGTCGCCCTCGATGGGTACGTCTACTTGTATCCAGTCTGAATATGCAGACTTATCGCTGAAAGCGCTGATCACAGCGGCACTATCAAGCCCATCAACCATCACCATTGGCAGGTCGCGGCCAAATATTTCCTTTTGCACCGTGCGCACCAATGACCAGCAATCGAATGCATCCGGGCCTTGTGCTCCGCTAACCCAGGGTTTACCGAAATAACATAATGCCCAATGTGTATTTTTAGTAACGCCGTTCATCTTCTTATTCCCGGGAATCTCGATGCGACATAAGTCTCGCGTGGAACCAGCACATTAGATGCATTGCCATAGCTGGCACGGGCAGTGACTTTAAAATCATCGGCTTCTGCAGATATCAGCTCCATCGTGAGCGGTGGATCCATTTGCGGATTGGTTAAATCAGTATTGAGATAAGGCCGATAGGTGACTTCAATAGGGTATGGCGATGCAGCTGCGATTCTCAGGTTATCTTCAATCTCACGGCTTACGTTATCGATGGAGATACCAACTTCAGGCACTGCAATGTGCTCGATGTTCGGCAGCTCCAATTCAAATGCCATTGGCACAAAAATCACATAAGCGCCAGGGTCTAATGGCGCACTTGCCTCCAGCTTTGCTGTCAGGTTCTGATGGCCAAGCACTACGCGGATAGCGGTACGAACCCCGTAATCATCTAAAAAATTAGGATGGCGAAATTCGAGCGTATGAATAATAATCACGCCAGAAGGCGCACTGGCATAAGCTTCTTTAATTGCTGCCTGGAGACGATCACCATCCCAGGTTGCCTGCAGGGTCGTTAAAATACTCATGCGAAAAGTAACGTTCCGATGACATTATTAGCTGCAACTGCCGTAGTGTCGGTGTCATCAGGTCCATCTGTAATTGCTAATCCGATTCCTAATGAAAAATACATGCCGGTACCAACATTGAAAGATACATTGTCGTTTGGTGGAATTGCGATGATGTCTAAAACAAGGGTTACGCCAGGCACTGGTAAGGTTGCCAAGTTATATAACTTCACATATTTATAAGTAGCCGACGTATTTGTTAATGACCATCCATAAATCCGACCGGCTGATGCCTTAATGATGGTTGCATTCGTGCTGGTTATTGACTTGATTTTAGTATGGCTTCCTAGTGATGTTGTCACCTTCAAACGGCCATTCTCATCTGTTTTTAAGGTTGAATAATCACCATCAGTGCCAACATCACCAGTATCTGCATCATGTCTCTTTGCCAGAATCACAATGCCTGCATCGCCTGAAGCGGATGGGCTATCCTCCTGTTTGATGATGCTATTGCCGCTTAGTGGGTCAACCGGTACCATCGCCTGCATGTGCACTTCATCTGCACCCTCGGTGCGAACGAATGTATCTACTTTTTTATTGCCGGCAGAGGCCGGTAATTGAATGTTTTCCGCCATTTTATTAATCCTTGTTAAATCGTCCGTACATCTATTTTTGCGCTTATCTGCCAGTTCATTCCCGGTAGTGCCTGGTATTGATATTTGCCTGATATGAACCGCACTTCGTAATCTTTAAATCCATCTCCGACATCCAGGCCCATAACAAACCAATCGGCTCCGGAGTTGATATCGGTTTTAAAGAAAGCTCTGAAGATGGCCATTTCCGATGGGGTGAAGCGCCAATTCAGACTGACATCATCTGGAGCATCGCCATAGCGCAAGCGCTGACGTGCTGGCCCTGCATCAAAATCCGTACGTTGTACGTTTGTACCGGAGTTGCCCTGGTAACCTGAAATGGTCGGTGCGGGAAGTGTTACTGGCCAAATTGCCATTATCTAGCTACCTTATTATCTAGCGTGATCATTAACGTGCTCCCGCTGCACGATTTAATCCATATTGCCCCTGTAGCGCCTGGGCAAATGATCCTTCGCTGCGAATGTCTTTAGTTAAGGCACCCTTGATGCTAT